ATCTACTTGTCTTGTAACATTGTTTACAATTTGTCTTGCTCTATTAATATCCTTAGATCTTAACCCTTCTTTAATTTTTTCAGCACCAAAGATTTGTTTAGGTAAATTACCTTCAGGAGTAAAAGGCGCTACAATGTATTTATTTAAAAACCTATCAAAAGATTTATTACTATAAGCAAGTTCTTTACCTCTTTGAGCTACAGCTTTAGCAGATTTACCTACACCATAAACAGCAGGAGTAATTAATAAAGACTCAGAACCAAACTTAACTCTGTTCATTAATTTTCTTATAGCATCTTCTCTACCACCATCTCTTTCTTCTCTATCTAATTGAGTTGGACCTGATTGAAACATATCTCCAAATGTTCCTATGTCTTCAGTGTCTGCAACTAAAGCTTCCCCAGCTGCACCTCCTAATGCTATTGCAGCATATCTCGGTACTTTTAATTTACTATTTAATTCTTGAGCTTTTCTTAAAGACATTTGAATGCCTTTTCCTTTTAAGTTAGGATACATTCCCGCTCTTTTTGCACCCAAAGCTCTTGCAGTTAAATTTCTAGCGGCTTTGTTTGCAAGTTTTGCACCAATACCTCCAGGTACACCTATCTGTATTAAACTTTCTGTAAGTTTACCTATAGCTCTTTGTTCTGCAACTTCTTCAAATGGATTTAGTTTATCAAAAAATTCTTCTACACTTGCTGCTGTATCTGTATCTGCACCTAGATCTATAAGTTCTGCTGCAAGAGATACTACTCCTTCAGGTACTTTTAAAATACCAGAGGCTACACCTGCTGCAAATGATTTATACCAAGATACATCATTGTCTTTTTCAATTGAACTTAGAGGTATGAACTCTGACATTTAAGTTCTATCCTTGATCTTCTATATTAGTTCCAAAAGGTGGGTTTCCAGACAAATCAGGATTTTTAGGTGGATACTTATATGATGGGTTATCAGTGTTATAATCATTACCACCTGTTTCAGTTTCACTTGCATCAGGTGTATATGTATTAATATCAATTACTTTGTATCCAAGTTCTCCATCAGAACCCTTGCTTCTAGTTACTTGTTTGAATTGACCATCGGTTACATCGTAAAATGTTTTACCAACATTTTTACTTTTTATTACTTCTTCAAATGGACCATGGTACTCACCACCAGTAAAACCTGAATAATTTTGACCTAATTTTTTATTAGCTACTGCTTCTAATCCGTTTAATTCAAAATCTGTTCTATGACCCGCTTGAACATCACTGTCGTATTTTTCAATAAAACCTGCTTTACGTTTATCATAATTATCACCTTTTCTAATTTCTGCATTAGCATCAATCTGCATTTGTGTAAGGTCTTTATCACCTTCTAATTTTTTCTTAATTTTTTCAAGTTCAAAAGCTCTACCATCTACTATTAAACGCTCTTCATATTTTTGTTTTTGCTCAATATTCATTTGCTCATATTCTCTAGCATCTGCAGTTATTCTTTCATCATATGCTCTTTGATCTTCTAAACCTAATTTGTCATATTTTCTTTGATCTGTTATTAGTTTCATGTTGTTATCAAAGTCTAGACCCTTCATTTCTTTTGTAAATAATCTATCACCTTGTTTCATGTCAGATTGAAATTTTTTATCTCTGTCATCCATGTCTGATAAAAATTTTTGATCTGCTGCAACTTTTTCTTTATTAATATCAGATTCAATATCTAATTGTTCTCCAGATAATGCTATGTCTCTTTTTAATTTATCTCTTTCAGATAAACCTGCAAATAGATTTGTAGCAGGATCTTTAGCTGCTGTTGCTATATCAGATAGTAAACCACCTGTAGATGGTTGAGACATTAGATTTAATCCACCTTGAATTAAGAATTGATTGAATGGATCCATACCAGATGAAGAAAATTTATCTGCAACACCTTCAAGTCTCTCTCTTGCAGAAACAGGTTGTCCTAAACCAATCTCATTTTTTTGTCCTGGACTACCTATGCTATAATTTGTTCTATCTTCAATACCAGACATGATACCATTCATGTTAGTAGATCCACCTCTAAACATTGGTCTTCTAAATACTTTACTCATATTAAGCCGGTTTCGTTGGGTTTAATGTTCTATATATTCCAGCTAACGTAGAACCTGCTCCTAACATAGAAGATAATCCACTTGGATTAGGTGTTACTTCTTGAACAGATTTACCAGGATAACCGGCTATTAAACTTGTAACTCCAGCTCCATATTGTTGAGCTGCTGTTAAAGGTTGATTTAAATTTTGTACATTTAATTGTTGATTAGCACTTAGTTCTGATTGTTTTTGTGCCTGTAATGCTCCACCTAATGTAGTTAAACCTGCAATATCTTGTCCTTGTAATGAAGGAACATTTTGAGCTAAATTCATTTGATTACCAAATTGATTTTGTGCTAACTGATTAGCTTGAGTAAATCCTTGACCTAATAATTGTGCCTGTAATGCTGCTCTATTTCTATCAGAACCCGCCATGTATTCTGCTTCCTGAACACCCATTCTTGAACCACCAAATGCACCGGCAGCAACTGCATTTTGTGCAATTGAACCTAAACCTTTTTGTGCTTGAAGATCATACTCTCCTAAAGTTGCATTAATAACATCCTGTTGATAAGGAGACATAAATTGTTGGTAGCCTGTAGGACCTGTAGCAGCACCTGCTGCTTGAATATAAGGTTCATATGAACCAAGACCTGATTGTAAATTTTTAACAGCTTGTTCTTGTAAAGGATCTAAAGTAGCTATGTTTTGAGCACCATAAACTTTAGAAAGATCAGCACCTTTAAAATCACCTACTGCAGAAGAAAGATCTTCTAGATAAGTTTTACCTGCTGCTTCTATAAATTCCGGTGGCCTAATTCTTGTTTCTGCTACTGCCATTATACTTTTCCTCCGTTTTCTAATTTTTTCATCATGTCATACATACGTTGTGCACCTTTGTTAACATTACCATCACCAAATTCTCTTACTGCGTCTGCTGTCATTACAAATTCATTGTTTGATAACATCGCAGGTATATCATCTGCTTTTTCTTTTACACCAACTGGAGGAATAAATCCACCACTATTTCGTAAATCTAGTTCTTTAACACCTCTAGGATTAACATTTATATCTAATCCTTCGATTCCTGAAGCCTGCTCCACTAACTTATCAGATCCATAAGCACGCATAATTCTACCACCATTAGCTTGCATATTTCTTTGTACAAAATTTTCTATTTCTTCAGAAGAAGCTTTTTTATTTAAGTTAGAATAATATGATCTTAAATAATTTGCTAAAGCTTCAGGGTTAGATTTTAATTCTTCTACTTGTTCATCTTCCATACCACCAAAAGCTCCTCCAAGACCTATTATACCGGCAGCACCTGCTGCTTTTTGCATGCCAGATAAACCGCCTATAAAATTTTTAGCTTTACCAAATAAACCCAGTAATCCAGAACCACTTGAATTTAAAGGACCTGATTGAAAACCCATTTTACCAAGAATAGAACCTAAACCACCTCCGCCCATAAGAGCATTAGCACCAAAACCTAATATAGCTGCTTTACCTATAGGTGATTTTACAATACTTTTAATACCCTTACCAATAGATTTTACGAAACTTCCTAGTCCGTACATTTGTCTTGGCATTTGTGATCTTGAAATTGGCATAGTTTATTATATCTAATAACTCCAAGTTTTACAACTCAGAACCTGCTCCTAAGTTAAATTCTTCTACTGTTATTTTAACGTCTCTACGTATATCTTCTCTTTTAGTTTCTGTTCCAGGGTTATCTACATCAGCATCTGATTCTGCATCTGACATATATTCCTGACCTGTTTTCATATTAGTTAAGGTAACTTCACTTTTAGGTGTAATAATCATAATCTTTTTACCATTGACTGTTTCGTATCTTACTGATGCTTCTGTTTCTATAAATGACATATTTAATCCCTGTTTATTTCTAATATTGATGCTACCACATGTAATTCATTAGCATCAGATGCAGTAATTTTTAATATTTCATTTTCTAATAATACCAATGGTTCTGTTAGTAGTTGCTCACTAGCATTAGAAGCTATTGATTTTACATTAAATAAACTAAATACAGCACTTGCAGCATTAGTCAATGTTGCTGTTATAGTTGCTGCACTTCCAGCATCATTTGATACTAACAATGATTTTATAATTGCTCTAGAGTTACTAGGTGCTGTATATAATGTAGTAGCATTTGTTGTAGTTAAATCTACTTTTGCATTTGTATATATATTAGCCATTAAACCACGCAAACCTTTCTTGATCTTGTTTTTCTTCGTTTAAAAAAGTAGAATTTAATTGCTCTACAATTATAGCAATCGCTCTATTAATTTGTTTCTGGTTAGAAAAGTCGTACTCTTCTTTAGGCTCAGGTAATCTAACTACTACTTTAGCCATGTTTTCCTACAATATAACAAATTGGTTCAAGAATTTTTCTATATACTCTACCTAGTAAATGTACCTTGCCTCTTGATTCCTGACGTATGTCTATAGTTCTGTGAACTGCAATGTGTTCTAATATTTTTCTAACTACTTTATTTGTTTTAGCAATTTTAATTAATGGTAAGAATATTTTATGATAACCTTTTTGATATTCAGGTGCTAAACCTTTTGAATGTTTTAACCAAATTTTATTTCTAAAAGATCCAAAGCCATAAGACTCGTTCATCATAGTGCAAACTATTTTATCTCTACTATTACTACTACTGTCATTACCACCACCAGTGTTTCCTCTTGTAATAGCATCTGTGTATGTATCTTTAGCCGTAGCAGTACCTTGCCCTGCCGGACCACCTAAATTACTACTTTTACCACTACCATAACCGCTTCCGGCATTATAACTACTGCCTGGATTAACTCCCGCTTCATCATAAGTTGATCCACCACCATATCCAGGTCCTATACCTGCTTCATCATAAGTTGATCCGCCACCATATCCAGGTCCTATACCTGCTTCATCATAAGTTGATCCACCACCATATCCAGGTCCTATACCTGCTTCATCATAAGTTGATCCACCACCATATCCAGGTCCTATACCTGCTTCATCATAAGTTGATCCGCCACCATATCCAGGTCCTATACCTGCTTCATCATAAGTTGATCCGCCATATCCCGAACCATAACCTTGACCAAAAGAAGCTCCATACTGTGGAGCAGTTAAAGTAAAAGTACTTGGTGTATTGAAACCAGTAAAGCTTGGCATAGAATTAATTTGATTTTTTACAGGATCGTAATAAGAAACTTCACCATCTTCATCTTCTTCTTTTTCTAAATTAATAATATTATTATTCTTAGTAATTTCTTTTTCTGAAATAAAATTAGGATCTTTAGCTAATGACTTATCATCAAAAACCATGTCCGCCCTAGTTTTAGCAGTACCTAACATTTTTTCTTCTGCTGCATCAAGAGCATCTAATCTTTCTTGTAAATTACCCTTATAGCCAGGTTTGCTCATAGTTTTTTTTATTCTATCTCTTCTTTTTTGAAAAGTTTCTGCAGTTACTTTGTTAGCATTGTAACCAGACATTACATTTTCTGCTGTATCATAATCACCACCACCAGATACAATTCTTCCAATGTCATCAATCGCTATACCTTGACCTAATAATTCGTTTTCATAAATAGCTCTTCTATTTACAGGAAGTAAACTTTCTAGTCCACTTACTGCATTTCCTATTAGTCTACCGGGTAGACTATTTTTCATATAACCCTGTACCATACCAGGTATACCTTCTAATTGTTTACCTTCATAATAATCTGGATAATTGTCCATTAATTTTTGTGCTTCAGTTCCTGAAGAATAAAAGTCTCCAATTAAATTTCTTTCAGCAGCTTGTCTGTAATTATATGGACTGTAATTACTTTCATTTCTTGTTCTATTAGGATCAGGATTGTAAACACTAAATCCATCTTCGTTGCCACCTGGTACAGGTAATAATTTTTTTATAGGTTCTCCTGGAAAACCTGGTTGAGTAGGTGGGTTAATTCCAATAGGGGGAGTTCTATCATATGTAAACTGTTTAGGTAAATTATCTCTTTTTAAATATTGTTGTACTAAATCAAATAAGCTTGCCATTATCTCCGTCCGTCTGGTTGTATATCAATTCTTAATGTACCAAAGCGCCAAGATTCACTAACATCTGTATTTTCTATTTTGATATTAACAAACCTGCCTCTGGCTCTTGTATCCTTTTTATCAGTACTTGCGTTAATTGTAAAGGGGCTTAAAGAGGTGTTTGTATCTGATTGTTGAGGATATCTTTTAATAGCTAGTGTTACTTTAGCATTACCTTGTAAATCTTTAAAATCCGGTACAAATCTTCTCATAGCTAAAAATATTTCTCCTGCTACAGCCATACCTGTAGGTTTACCTTGAGCATTTCTTTGACTTGATTGTATATCAAAATCATATGATTTTACAAATGAAGTAACTGTTGTTGTACTTCCATCTTGATTAATTTGATCTGTACCTACTTCATGTTCAAATAATTGAGTTTGACCCAATCCATCTTGACCTATAACTGCAGGGAAAGTTCCATTAGATGTAGAATTAAATTTAGTTGCTATTGGTTTTTGATATACACTTGCATCAATCCAAGAAGTTCTTGCTTCTGTTCCAATGTACCAGGTACCACCTTTCATAGGTTCTCCATAATTAAATACTACATACTGATCATTATACTCAGAACTAGTTGAAGGGTAATACCAAACAACTTCTGTAAATAAATTATTAATACCTGCTGCTACTTGTTGACCTTTAGTCGTATCTGCTTGATCGTAAACATAATCTTCAACAGAACATGGTAGTGATTTAACTGTACCATCAAACATAAAGAAACCATTTGTACTCATCCAGAATGCAACACCATCAATCTCAACAGCTGCATTTTTACCAATTAATCCGCAGTTAGTACCTACTTGCTCAAAGCCAAATGTAAAAGGTGCACCAATAAATTTCATAGTGTACAAAGCGTTATCTGTCCAAACTAGAATTGTTTCTTTTGCTTTTAATGAACCTATAATTCTTGTTCCATCTTGAAGCCTTTGTGATCCAGCGCTGTTAATAGCTGTTGGTGTATAATCGTTTATATCTTCTTGATCCGAAAATCTTATAAACATATCATCTTGAGAAGTAGTATCTCCAATAGTTGTTTCAGTACCTAAATGAATTAAGTGACGTGTTGTAGGTGACACTAGTGTTACCCTTGTTGCAGTTGGGTTACTTGCTGTTGAAAAACCTGATGTACCTGTTGACGCTCTAACTGTTAATGGAGATGCTGCTCCTGCATTCCATGTAAATGTTTTACCGTTTGCAATAGTTGCAACTAATACTTGACCAAAATTACTTAGGCTCCAGAGGCCTGGTTCTAGAGTCACGTTAGATGCTTGCACGGCACTTCCAAAACCTGTAAAGCTTGATGCATCTGTAACCGTTGCACCTGTTGAATGAGCTTGACCATTTGAAGTACCTGCAGTTGCAGTTCCAAAAGCTCCTCTAGTAATACCTGTTAAAGTATTTGTGCCTTTTCCGGTATAAGTTATTAATTCGTTTGCTACAGCTATAGTTCCTGCTGTTGGAAAACCTGTGTTTGATGTAACGTTGATAACAGTTCCTGATCCACCTGTACCTGCAGTGTCTGCAGTTAATGAACCATTTAAAGTAGTTTGTTGTGCACCTGCAATAGTTCCACCGTATTGTCCAATACCAAAACCATAACCGTATGATTGTGCTGAAGGACCAACTTTTTCATAAGGTATAACAGATATACTACCACCTGTAGATACTGTTCCTGTTGCATTAGAGCTTTGTGTAATTGTAAATGTAACTGAAGTTGGTGTTGAAGTAACTTGAAATAATTTGTCCTCAAAATCAGATGCACTATATCCTGTGCTACTTGGTAAAGTTACACTATTAAATAAAACAATATCTCCTGGTTCAAAACCATGTGTCGAAGCAGTTGTAATTGTACATACTGCAGAATTATTTGCTGTTGCTATTGTTGAAGAAGCTAAAGGTGTTTTTATAGGAGTGATGTCAAATATTTGACCTTCAAAATATAAAAGTAAAAATTTGTCAGTTCCTATTGCAACATAACGGTTACCTTCTAAATCTACAAAAGCAAACTCACGTCTTGCAACACCCACAATACTATCTGATATTAATGAAGACCAACCACCAACTTTTTCTGGTAAGTTATATCTAAACCTAACATTATCACAATCAACCCATCTGTTTTCTGCACCAGATGTTGTGTCTTGCTTATCTATTCCAGGTAAGACTTTAAAATCAATAAGAGCCATTATTTTGCTCCTTACGCCGTGTTGGTTTTATACGCCCAACCTCTTGTTGAATCAACGTAGACTAATGAAAAGGCTTGACCGTTAGTTGTTAAAGTTAAATTACTTGTTCCTGAATTAATCGGTTGGCTATTTCTATTAATAATTAAATTGTTATTGGCAAATGTGCCTCTAGCATCAACAAATAAAACTTCAGCACCTGTTGCAGGTGAAGCTGGTAGTGTTACTGTAATTGGGTTAGCTGTTGTGTTTGCTAAAATTTGATCACCATCGACTGCAGTATATGCAGTAATTGTTGAAGAGTTTAATGTTACATAACCTTGTTTACGTAATCCTAAACTAACATTTGTACCATCTGAATAAACTAATGAAGTAGAACCTATTGGTAATACAACCCCGGATCCTGAGACAGTTTTAACTGTAATTGTATATAAAGTAGATGTACCTCTACTAGTTGCATCCTCAAATACTATAACTCTTTCAGCACTATCTGGTATAGTTACACTTCTATTTGCACCAAGTGTACCTGTTAGTTTTATATATAAATTTTTACCGTTTGATGTAGCACCATTGTCTAATGCTAAAGTAAGATCACCACTTCCAAGTTGAGCAGATGATAAATAACCTGTAGATAACTGTTCTAGTATTTGTAAATTTGTATTAGTAATCGTGCCCCATAACCCGGCTTTTTCACCGGTAGTGACTAATTCTAATTTTGAGTTTGTTGAAAAAGATGATGCCATAATTTATTTAATAGGGATCTATATTTGTCCAAGTCATATTAACACCTGGTACTATATCATTCCAAGTAATAATCCCT